CCCCATTCTCACCAACAATCAATGTGTTGTTAGCTGTTGATAAATTTATCTCAGTAAAAATATTACCTGTTGATAATAGGTTTTTCCAGCGTAATGTTTTGAAAAAAATCATTCTATAGCTATAGCCTCATTATAAAGTTCAACAATAGTTTGTTCTAACTTATTTTTATTCAAATTCGGCGAGTTTACTTGATCAATATACTTCTTGAAAATATTGATAGTTGATTCAGCTTCGTCAACAATTTCTTCATCTGTTTCAACAGCGAGATTTAGGTGATCTTCAACGATTTGCATTTCAAGAACGCCAACCTTTTCTATCTGATCAATAAACATATCAAATTTGTAAGGATCAGTTTTTTGCTTAACGATGACTTTAATGATTTTGCCCTTCAATGATTCAATATCAACGCCAGAATTTTTTGTACCAGCTTCTGTATCATCATACCAAACCTTCTCAAACATTATATAAGGATTTGGAACAAAAGTCAACTCCCTTGTTTCTGTATCCAGGATGTGAAAACCTTTTGGATCGTTGTAATCCGACCATGTAAATTCACCATGACTTCCCAGATAATAGATAGTACCATCGCTGGAACGATGGTGATAATGACCAGAAAGAACCATATCAAAACGAGAGAATAGATTACGGTCGTCGCCATGAGACACCATAGATCCCTTGTACATTTCGAACCCAGCAAGTTCAAGATGACCAAACACAATTTGAGCAGGAGTACTTTTAATTTTATCCAAAGTAATTTGTCTATTTTCATCACATATCCATGGCATCATGAGTACAGTTAGATTATCAAATTCTACCTCGCGTGGAAATCTATCATAAATTGTAAACTTATCAGAATATCTCTGATCAACTAATTCGCTAAGTGCATTAACTCGGTTAGTATTTTTAAAGTAGGTATCATGATTACCAGCAATGATATGTAATACAATATTCCGCTCAAAGAGCGGGTGTAGAAAATCTTCTCGCAAGCGAAGAGCAGTATTGAAGTTGATATACTTACGACGGTCTACAAGATCACCGAGATGAACAACAGTACGAACATTATTAGTATCCAGATATGGAAAAAATATTTCATCAAGAAACTTCTTACTGTTGTCCATAAAGGCAATATTATCATTACGAACACCCCAATGAGTATCTGTGATCAGTGCAATTTTCATACGTTGTTTCTACCAACCTTTGAATAGTTTGTTTTCGAACGGTCTGACTTATTAATAAAGGATTGTTTATCTCTATAATGCGTATTCAAGCAAGTAGTTGTATACTCGCGAATAGCTTCGAGACGAAGAACGTAGTTATTACGTTCATTTTCTCTAATATTATTATCGTTGATTTTGTCAAATAAGTCAATTACAATCGCTGGTACTAGGTGTAAATTCTTCATGTTTTTCATCCTCTACAAATTTTTCTAATCCAATTTTAGTTTTCTTAATATTTTTAACCAGCTTACTTTCAAAATTTCGTATAATATCATCAGAATATTCGTTATGTTTTACTTGAATTGAATGACTACCTTCTTGTTGATCGTACAATTCATCCATAATACCAGAGTTTTCAAAATTCTTATGTTTGATATAAGCTTGCTTCTTCTCTTTATGAATTCTTCTAATAAAAGCATTCCAAGCAATCTGTGTGAAATATGCAAAAGGATTAGCTGATTTATCCGGATCAAAACTATGAGCAGCAGATACACAGTTTTCGATAGCATCAGCAATCATTTCATCTCTATATGAATAATTCATAAAGTTAGGTTTAGTAGAAAGCCTGTTACAAATTTGAAGAAAACACTGTCCAACATAATTTGGTACTGATGGTACTGGTTTGCCCATTTCTTCTGCAAATTTAAGTTTATCTTTGTACTTAATCATTTCTTCATACAAAGTTTTATTATTTACATAATTACGTTTTGCTCTTGGCGCTTTTACCATTTTATGCCTTTATGTTCACAGGATAAATTTTATATTCAAATTTCTCTTCATTATAAATTTTCATACGTTCAACGAAATGCATCAGAGTAAAATTTTTCTTTGTTTTCCAAGTTAAATCGTCAGCGATGTCATAAAGAGTTGCGCCGTCTTTACCAATTGATTGGCGTAATACACGACCAATTGATTGTAGAACTCGAACCTGGGATTTTGAAGGACTAGCAGATATAAGGTGACGCAAACTAGGAATGTTGACACCTGTGGAAAAAGTTCCAGCAGAAGCAACAATAATAGCTTCCTTTTCTGTTTCAAGAAGCTTACGAATTTGTTCACGCTCTTCTCCATCAACACCACCATGAACGTAAAAAACTGGTCGACCACAATCTTTTAACATTTCATATAATACTTTACCATGTTTTTCAACAAACTGAAACATTAGCAATATATTGCCCTTTAATGATAGGGTAAGGTTCATAATAAATTTATTTCTAGCATCATTACGTACAAGAAAATCTAATTCTGTTTGATAATCTGACTTGCTTAATTGTTTACATATTTCATCGGGATACTTTAATATTATAGCTTTAATTTCGAATTTTGTCAAGTGTTTTTGATAAATTAATTCAGCAGTAGTAATAACTCGTCGAACAGGGCCAAATAAACCTTCGAGAACCATTTGATTAGTTTGAGCGCCATCAAGAGTGCCGGTGAATCCAAAGCGATATCTACAGCTACTAAGCTTAGACATAATGCTAGTAAGACTCTTAGCTTTAAATAAGTGAGCTTCATCACCTATGGCCACATCAAATTGTTGGAAATACTCTTTAGGCATTTTGTATATTGATTGCCAAGTGGAGATTGTGATTGGTTTATCCGTGTGTTTATCTTGCCCCGAGTATATTCTATGAACGAACCGATCGGATACAAAACCATAATCGGCAAAGTCACTAGCCAATTGAGAAACCAAAGAAGTGCTTGGCACAATAATAAGAGTTCTAGCATGATAATACCTTAATATTAAGTAGATGATAAATGATTTGCCGCTGGCAGTTGGTGAAAGCATTAATGCTCTACGATTACGTACAGCATATGTGAAAGCATCGACCTGATAATCTCTTCTTTCATATTTTGTTGGAATGTTTAGTTTGTCAATAAACTCATTAGCTTCCTTGAGAGAAAACTCATCAGCTGAAAAATCAGATTTGTATATTACTGTATAATTACGTTTATCAGCAAACTCTTGTACATATTTATTAAGACCGGCATAAAGAAGACAAGACATAACGTTATACAAACGAATTTTACCGTCCCAAACTTTGTTTCGGACGGCTGGCATAAATTTAGCACCTGGAACTTCGAATGTAAAATGTTCGTTTAATTCAAACCCAATACCAGGATCACAAATTATTTTGTTATACGTTTCGTCAAAACGCTCGATCTCAATTATATCCGCCATTACAAATTATTAACCCTCAATTTATTATGTTTGTCTAAAATAAAATTATTTGTTTTATATTTGTTAACCAATTGAGTAAATGAAGATGGAAGTTTATTTAATGCAATGCCAGCTTCTGTATATGAAGAATAGTATACACCATTTACAATAACATCTTTTTTATTAACTACTTTTTGAACATTATGTAATCCGTAATTCCAAGGTTTTTTACCTTTCATTTTTTCAGAATGTTTTGTCGCAGCTTGTTTTTGCTTCTCTGTTCTATTATTGCCAGTCAATTTATTAGTGGGTGAAACAATCCCACTTCTATTGGGAGGAGAACCACCTCCCTCACACATATTATAACAGTTATTGTCTTCTAATATTTCTGGCGTTACTAATTTTTTTTCATAAAATAAAGCGGAATCTCTATCAGAAAATAAAGCTATTATTTCACGTTTAAATGATTCCTTTCCATATTTGTTAAGAGCTCTTTTTAAAATTTTACCGGAACCATAATAACCATCATTTATATCATCGGTTGAATGAACGCCGTAATAATAACACCCATCAATTAAATTTGTAGTTTTATATATAAAATGAAACATAAGAATTCCTCCTATGTTTATTTATATAAACTCTGCTATTGACCATTAGTGAATTTGATAAAATCAATAGCCGATTTGATTTGAAAACCTCTGTTGACCAAGCTTTTGATAATAGATTCAAGTAAATCAATTTTTTCTTGCTGATAACCAATTTTTAACGATAAAGCAATAAGATCTTTATCAGCTTCCATATACATAGGCATTTCTTGCTTAAGAATCATACCACGGGAAGGTAATATCCATCCTTTGGCTTGCGATTCTTGAGATGGACCTTGAGTATAAAATTCATATTTGTCTAGCTTCAACTCTTTCATTTCTGCTTCAAATTTACGAAGTAGTAGCTTTTCAGTAGTATATATTCTATAATATTTGTTATGGAGTTTAGGTATCTTGATACTTTCATTGCCGAGATCAGTAGTATCGATTTCGCTATCAGTATCCCACTCTGTGTAAATTTCTTCTAACTTCATATTCCCCTCACTTTAGATATATTATAGTGTATTAAGGAATAAAAGTATACTACAATTTTACAACATCATAAAGTATATATTTAAATTCAGCAGAAGCTGTAATATAATTGACATCTGTATCTGTCGATTTAAAATTAAGATCTGATAATGATACTGGAAATGCATTACGAAAAGTTACTTCGAATGTAGGATTTTTAATTTGGTTCAAAATAACCAATGAAATATCTGATGTGATGCCAGCGCCAGATGTTGGTGTTGCAGTTGATAAATTGGAGTATTCAGAAAAATTATCAGGGAAACCTAATTCTCTAATCCAGTTATGAACTTCGAACCAATTTTGTAGATCTTCATCAACTTTAAATGATACTTTCAAGCTACCGAAATCAATATGTTCGCCTGACAATGGAATGTTAACGAATGGGTTTTGTTGAATTGGAAATTGAATTGACAATGATGGAAGATTAACTTCTTGAATAAAGAAATTTACATGTGGTGCTCGCTTAATTTGAAATACAAAATTAAGAGGACTAAGGAAATTCTTGTTATATGGTGTATTATCTATTGCTGTCATAGCATTCTCCTAATAGCTAATTACTATTTATTATCATCCTCTCATATATGATTATACTGGTTGACTGAAAAAAAGTCAAGAAAAAAGAGGGAACCGAAGTCCCCTCTTGAAGTTTGCGGCTTGAAACCGTCTTATGTTCTTTGCCTTCATTGAGCAAGTTCATTGTTATTTATCTTTTGTCGTCTTTTAATCCAAGCAGCTTTTCTAGCTTCTGACTGTTTGGCTTTAAACTCTGGGTCTAACCAGAGCTGCTTGAATTTTTCTGAGTTCTGTTGCTTCCACTCTTCTGTGTGAGGCTTTTTCTTTATTTTACGAAGGGCTGCTTTATGTTCTTCAGTTAATGGTTTACCTTTCTTAGCAGCAGAAATCGCTGGTCCTCGGCTTGGTGGTGCTGGAACACTTTTACCTGTTTTAGAAAATGATATTTTTTGTCCAATAGTTTTTACGGATTCTGGGTATTGGTGCCAAAGGTTACCATTTTTTGTTTGTATATTATAATAACGTAATTTTTTTTCTTCGGGTTTTTGCATATCAAGATAACGTTGCTCTTCAGTATACATTTCTTCTCTATCTAAATTTGTTTTTATAATACGTCTTTTAAAGTCTTCTTTTCTACGATTATATGAATTTCGCATCCATCTAGATGAACAAATATACCCATCATCAATAGTTCCCCAGTGACATCCAACATAATATCTTTTATGTTTACGATCGAACCAAATATAAACAAACCCATATTTTTCCATATTTACCTCCAAAAGAAAAAGTCAGGAGTTTCCCCCTGACTTTATTTAGTTTATAAATATGAGAAAACGAGTCCTCACATCAAATTATTTACAATGATACGACGATAGTAAACGTTCTTGCTGAGAGCAAGTTCGCCATCACCCTTAACTGGCTGATAAGAAGAATTCATTTCAGCGAATGGGTTGGCTACCATGCCGTAACGAGTCTTAAAGCCGATCTTTGGCTGGAAGCTTGACTGATCAACTGCACGTACCATCTGTAGAGGAACGTATGGGCAATAGAATAGACCAGCGTCGAATGCTGATGAACCCTTATAACCAACAGTTAGATAGTTGCCACCGATTGCGTATGGATCGATATAAACACGCATGCGACCGTTAAGAACACCAGCGAAAGTATTGCCAGTATCATCAACCTGAAGGTTGTTGCTGTTAAGAGCTGGAGTGTAATCAAGAACACCAGCCATCTGAAGAGCAGAAGCTACGTCAGAAGAACAGATTAGAAGGTTACCCTTGCCACGACGAGTCTGACGAGCAATGGCATTAGCTTCGCGCTCAAGCTGGAACATAAGACCCTTGAACTTTTCAACTGACCAACGACCGTTTGAGTCGGTATCAAGATCGAATACACCAGCAGTAGTTGTATTGTCCTGAGCACCAGCAACAGCAGTGATGTTGATAGTACGAACAACTTCACGGTTGATTTCAGAAAGAATTTCAGCCGAAAGAATGTTAGCAAGTTCTGTTTCAGCATCAAGACCGTGAATTGCCTTTAGATCCTGAGCAAGTTCCATAGTGTACTCTGCCTTTAGAGCACGGGACTTAGCAGTTACAGTTACCTTTTCAATTGTGAATGCCATCTGAGCAAAGTCAGAAGCACTAGAATTGTTTGATCCAAGAGCTTCAGCCTGTGCAGTAGTCATACCAGTACCAGTATTATATGTATTGGTAGCAGTAAGAGCTGAAGTGTTAGAATTACCTGGGAATGTACCCTTATTACCAGCGAATGCAACGTTAGCATCTGCACCAGGAATGGTTGAGAATGCAGTGTTAACTTCCTGATAGAAAGTTTCCTGGGTTACAGCAGCGCCCTGAGCAAGAGCGAAACCAGTTGAGTTAGTCTGCTGGTTAGAATACATTGAACGCATTGCGAAGATAAGTCCAGTTGGACCAGTCATTGGCTGAACGCCGCAGATATCATAAGCAATAAGGTTAGGCATTGCACGACGTACAAGGCTGATCAATACTGGATCGAAAGTATCAATACCACCAGTACCAGCAGTTGACGAAGAACCACCCATGGCGTTAACTGCTGATGGAGCAATACCAGTTTCAGTAAGAGTCTGGTATGAACCATGAGCAGAAGCTTCGCGAAGAGCCTTCTCTGTGTTTTCGAGCATTACTGCAGTTACGGAACGACGGTGCTGATCCTTGATGGCGCCTAGAGCGTCATGGTCAAGGACAGGCGACCACTTGTTTTGAATTTCCTCAGCTAGATACATTTTTGTCTCCCTTTCTTAAGGTGTTGGTTTAATATTTATAAAACTTATTTCTTTACGTTTTTGTTAATAGCTTGTACGTAACGATTGACGACTGGATCGATAAAACTTACGTTAGATGAAGTATCACCTTCGAAAGTTTCTTCTTCAATGTTAGTAGATGCATAAGACTTTTTGGCAGTAAAATAACTTTCTTTAACGAAAGCTAATTTCTTACCATAAGTTTCCAAATCGCCGTCAAAGTCAATGCCTTCTGCAAGAGCCTTGAACTTTTCTACTTGTGAAAGAGCAAGACCATCGCATAGGCTTTCAAGAATATCATCCTTTACAACATCCGCCACAGTTCTCTTGAGCTCTACGTTTTCATTAATGGCTTCATCAAGAACTGCTTCAAGTGTTTCTACCTTTTCAGCAAGAGCTTCGATTACGCTGATCTTTTCCTGTGGAACGTCAATGTAATGTTCAGCAAATAGTCCCTTTAGACCACCAATAAATTCTTCCATTAATTCGTTACGAAGTGTTGATTCAATAGCAACTTCGTTAGCTTCCATCCACTGCTCAGTTACATATTCAAGATATGAATCAAGCTTAGATGTAAGTTCTTCTGTAATTTCAGTTACAGATTCTACGAAAGCAGCTTCGTATTCTTCTTCTAGACGAGCAATTTCAAGCATTGAACGTGCATTAACAGCTGCTTCGAATAGAGTTGAGGCATTATCTTTAAATTCTTCTGAAAGATCTGTGCCAGCGAACATTTCTTCAACATCTTCCTTAACCGAAAGCTTCTTAAGCTTTGGCATTGGATCGTTTACAGAAGCGCCACCCTTACCTACAGCATGAGAACCCTTCATGCGAATAGAAGCTTCGTTGCTCTTTTCATTAGCAGAACCTGGAAGCTTGTCTGCTTCGTGACCAATTTGTGCATGGGTCATATCGAACCACTTTACAAGATCTTCTTTTTTCATTGCATGCATAGCACCAATCATATGAGCAATCATGCCAATTTTTGACTTAGGATCGTCAACAGCACGAGAAGCTGGCTTCAATGAAAGCATAGCAGTAGTATCTTCTTTCATATGAGCGTTCTTCTTCATCTTCTTAACTTTGCCTGATTCGTCTTCTTCTTCTTCTTCGCCGTCTTCTTCGCCATCGATAGATTTGTTCTTAGAGCCTTTTTTCTTGCTCTTACCATCTTCTTCTTCATCGTCTTCTTCATCATCTTCCTCAGAAGACTTCTTTTCGACTACGAATTCTTCGTCCATTTCGTCTTCTTCATCATCTTCTTCTTCTTTTTTCTTTTTCTTAGCTTCTTGAATAGCAACCTGTTCAAGAAGGTCTTTCATTTGAAAACTTTTAATTGACATCGTGAGGTCTCCCTGTGGAATTTAGAATTATTTATTATTTATTAAATTTAAAAGCTAAAGAGCTGATGTAGTTTTCGAAAATGGAAAGCTTACGCTCTTCAATTTCTTGTAGTGACATATTATGAATTTGCTTTTTCATATTGTCAAGTTTTTCTTCATGCCAAGTTCCATTAACTGGATTATAAATCCAATCAACGTTTTCCATAATACCTTTAACAAAAGCATCGGGAGCAGATGGATCAGCAACAATATCAGCTGCTGTAGCAAGACGAAGATCGGGTTGTACCATCATAGCACCAGTTTTATGGTCTGGTTGTAATGATCCTAAAGCACGAGAAGAAACACCAAGGTTAGCTCCGGAACCCAAAAGACCCTTTGCAATATTTCCCATTGGTGTATTAGTAAGTTTTGCTTTACCAATAAAATTACTACCATCACGTTTTAGTTCTGTAATCAAATGAGAAACTCTATCAAGATTAATTGATGGACCTTCGGGATGACCAAGTTCACCGTAAGCTCTATTGTTTCTAACAATTTCAGTTACGTAACGATTAACTTCAGGTTCCAAAACAGTCATTTCATAAATGCGACCGTTACGGTTTTTTTTGTTAGCCTGGAGAAAAATACCATGGATATAATGTTCCTTTTCGCCATTTTCTCTGGCTTCGGTAATGTATTCCATATCTTCGAAAAGTTCGGTGATAAGTTTCATTTTATTACCTTAATTTTTATAAGCAACAGCTACAGCAGATACAGAAGTATCTGCACTATTACAAGTCAAAATATCTGTAGCGCCTTTTTGAACAACAACGCTATCACCACCAACAACAGTCAAAGTCCAATTAGTGTTTGTGTTAGATGAATCTTTACACGTAATTAAAGCCGATGTTGTAACTGCGGAACTATGCGAAATTCTTACAAGTGTATTGTTTCCATAAGCACTGTAGTTTACAGTGTTCATTACAGCTTCTATACCAAGAGGTTTTACTATTGCGCTCATACGTTTCTTCCTGTATCTACATCAGCTGCAAAATCTGGCAGCGAATTGGTTGGGTTAGATGCTCTGGAACCAGCGGTAGTAAGATCCATTGGAGTATCAGTTTGTTCATTTTCATGATTACCATAAATCATGTAATCATGAACTGCACTAACACCAGCTTTTGCCATAGCAATTTTAGCCTGTACCCAAGGCTCAATATGCATTGATTCTGGCATATGCATAACAAGATTCAAAGCTTTATTAGCAAGAGCTTTTAATTCTGTCTTTACCATTTCAGCGCTGCCGTCGCCTTTGCCAGCATTTCCAGCATCGCCCTGGAGTAGAGGTTCTGCAAGATCTTCATTACGCTGTTTTGCATAATAAGCAGCGAGTGCCATTTGCTTACGCTTTGCTGCAGATTTACCAGCAAACTTAGGATTTTTTGAATGGACAAAATCCTTAATAGTTTCGCCAGCAGTTGTTGACTTAGTTAGAACTTCGTCAAGAGCTTCTTCTTTAACGATACCCTTATATTTTGTATCATGAACTCTGTTACCAGCTTTATGATGTAACATTTGAATGTCAAACATAGCATCATGTTTGTCTTTAGCTTGAATTTCGTGCTTTACTGTTTCTTTTTTGCCATCGCCCTTAGAAATTACAGCATGAACATTATGAAAAGGAGCTTCGAAATTTGACTTCGCCATAACATTGCCCTTTTTACCAGGCATTGTTTTTACTCTATTTGCTTGCTGCTTTTGCTTAGGTGTCATTGCTTCTTTAATATTTTTTACAGACGAACAATCAGTCATTTTATGCATTGGGCACCAAGTTTGACCTGGAGTGTGATTGCACTTTACATCTTCAGCTTCTTTTGCTTCATAAACACCATCTTTTTGTTTAGGAAACTTAGCTTCTTTTGTACCACCTTTAAACTGATGTTCAGGAGCTTCTGTTTTATCATGAACATCAATTTCGTGCTTTTTGGCAAACTTCTCTTCGTCACCAGCCTTGGGCTCGTAACCACCAAGATCGTTTGTCTTTTTGGTAGTGGTGTTTTTACCTTTTAAAACGTCTTTGAGAAACTTTGCCATCTAATTACCCTTATTCTTCTTCTGGAGCATTAAACATGCTCTGTGCAATTTCTAATTTCTTGTTGTCCACAGCAGCTTGAAGTTTATCGCTAATCAAATCATCAAATGCTTGACGAAAATCAACTGGTTTTTGTTCAATGCTGAACTTAACTAAATCATTCATATTGTATTTATTATCTTCTGTCATTGATCATCTCCTTATTTATTTTTAGCTAAAATTAAAGCAGCAGATTTAAACTTAGCTTCATCACTTAGCGTTCTATTTTTCTTTTGTGAAAGCAAATCATATGTAGCTTTCGCTGTTTGCATTTTTCTAGTTTGTTCGTCATGTTTAGGATCAACAGCTACGTCATCATCGCCAGCAGCTGGATTCTGATCTGTACTGCCTTGTTGCTGTTGTTGTTCCATTTGCTGTTCACCCATTTCATTCTGTTGAATTTGTGGGTTAATCCAGCGTGGGTCTTGTGAATTATTTTCTTCTTCAATCTGTTTATCCATTTCTTCAATATCATCTTCTGACATTTGAAGAACATTTTTACGTAGCCATTCGTGGGAATAATACTTACCGATCATATCCTGGAAATTACGTGCAAGGTTAATACGATTGTCAAGAATTTCACCATCTTTAAGTTCAGTAAAATAATTATCCTTGGCAAAATCAAATATAATTTCACCAGCAATATTTTCCCAGTCTTCAATTGACATAATTTGTTTAAGAACTAATTGTTTGCCAAGAAGATTTAAAAATAGCTGAGAAAAACGACCACGTAGTCTTCCAATAAAACGACTAAATTTTAATTCGTCGCGACTAACTTCAGTAGCACGTCCAAGAGAAAACAATGCATCAGAGTTAAGACGATTTACTGGTACGTTAAGAGTTTGTAGCAATTTCTTTTGGAAATATAATACATCGTCCATTTGACCGAGTGTTTGACCACCAGGAAGTGTAGTTACTTCTGTACCCTTACCGCCTTCACGACGAGGTAGCCAATAATCTTCTAGCATTGTCATAAACTTACGGTCATCACGAATAGCGCCAGAATCAGCATCATATATTAGACGGTTCTTATGTTTAACCATGATATCACGAACATACTGTTCTGCCTTCATCTTAGGAAGGTTACCAACGTCAATATACCAGATACGGCGCTCGGGTGCACGTGCGAGGCGATAGATAACAAGCGCATCTTCAAGAGTACGTAGCTGATTAAGAGCCTTGATACCTTTGTGTAGATAAGAGAGAACCATGGTTCCCTGAGTATCAGTTAATCCTGATGTAACATGAAGGATAGAGTCTTTAGCAATACGTAATCCTGTAGTTGTTGGACCAGTAACTTTATTGCCGTAGTTAAATCCTTTATCATTAAAAATATAATATTCATTTTGTGTTTTTGGAATGATTGATTCGCCATGATCCATACCACCTTTAGCTCTACGCTTGGCAATTTCGCGAATTTTACGAATTTTACGAGGATCTACGTAACGAAGTTCTTTAATACCTGATTGTGGATCTTTGTCATCAATAATAACATGATAATACAAACGGCCATCAATGTACCAACGACGCATAATTTCATAAGCATGTTTACGGAAATCAATTAGATTCAAACAACTTTCGAACTCTTCACGAATTTTTTTCTTAATAGTCTCTGGTAGAGCTGGCAAATTATCTAATTGAATTTCAACTAAATCTTTTTCATCAAGGCTTACCATTTCATTAACGATTTCGTCGGCAGCTGCATCAATTTCTGGTTGCAATGCCATTTCACGATATTTAGTAACTAATTCAGCTTCTGTTCTTACTGTACCATCAAGATCAACATATGTACCGAAACTACCACCTGCAGCAATAACTACTGCACCATCTTCTTGCTCTTTTGGAGCGAACGACGGTGCAACATCTAAATCAACTTTACGTTTAAATTCGAAACCGAATAATTGCATTTCTTTTCCTTCAAATAAGAGAGGGGCTAGGTACCCCTCTCTAATAACAAACTAATTCAATATGTTACTATTATATAGTTTACGTAGAAGATGGGCTTGTAGCATCATCATTATAAGCATTAACATCTTCAACTGTTGGGAGCCAATAGTCATAAGCAAATCTAACAGTAAATGTTTCAATTTGGTTAGTTGTATCCCAATCAAGAGCGATTTCAGAAATATCTGTTGGGAAACCACCGATAATAGTATACTGTCGAATTAAAGAACCATCTTTACCATACTGAAGAACATCCATATCAACTTTATATGAATTTTCATCAGTTGAGAAGTTAGGATCACGAACGTTTGATTCCATTCTATTGAGAGCGTTTGACCACTTTTCAAACATAGAACGAACGAGGAAATCCTCGTCGTTCATTACTGTTACCTGCCAGTCAGCAAATGTTCTATCGCCCTGAACTTTAATCTTACGACCAAAGTAGCCAACGTCAATAGACTGAATTGTTGCAGCTGGAAGAGAAGCTGCACGACAAGTAAAACGAAACTTATCCTGCGAATTCTGATCAGCTCCAATTCCTGTTGGTGGTGTTAAATACACTTCGAAAAGTGTAGGACGAGTGCCACCTAATGTAAGACCTCTTGTCTTAAAGGTACTAATATTAAATCCTGATGCCATCTTTTTTCTCCTTAATGGATTTTAATTATTTATTAAAACTTGCCGACAATTTCGGAGAATTGAACACCAGTAGATACAGCAACGAAATTCAACTGAATGAAATTGATAGAACGAGCTGGCTTAATATAGATATCTCCCCAGAATTCATTCGCATCAATTCTCTGTCCAGTGTTATTAGTGCTATCACAAACAACAAGGAAGTCAGTAATACCACGACGACCCTGAATGTCACGAAGATAAGGTGTTACAAGGCTCTTAAACTGTGCACGAGTAAATTCATCATTGAACTCGAACAAGAAGAATTTAGAAGCAGTAGCAATTGCTTTTTCAAGAACAATAAACAAACGACGGACATTGATTCTATCGAAAGCTGATGGTTTAGACTGAAGAGTTTTATCACCATAAAGAATAGTACCCTGACCTTGGAATGATACTACTGGGTTTATACCATTCTTGTAAAGGATATCTCTATCACCCTGTTTTGGATTCCAACGAAGTCTTACAAGGTTCTTAATTTGTCCACGATTAAAACCAGCTGGCGACCACCAAGGATCGCGAGTTGAATCAGTACGAGCACAAAGACCGGCTACGTCACCATTAGTTGGCACATAACGATATACGTCATTATAACGATCGTACTGATACTTATAACCAGAATCCATAACAGCATAAGAACTGTCATGAACTAAATTTCTCCAGTTAACAAGAGATAATGCTTCAAGACCTGGATTAGTTGTTACAACAGAATCATCTGGTGAAATAAGAACAATACAATCCTTACGAGTTTCGCAGATATTGTCAATAATGTAATTAGCTAACTGGTAAGAACCACCAGTTCCAATTGGCTTACCCTGAAGGATGAGAGAAACATCAACGTCTTCTGCTGACTTATAATAATCATAACCAGCAGTTACAACTGAAAGAGCGATTGCTGCTTCTGAAGCACCATCTTGACCAGCCTGGAATTGAAGAGTAAATGGTGTTTTGTTAGTTGAAGTAGCAATGTTTGCAACAGTATTTGAAACAGCGCCAGCACGATCCTGCTGATACCATACATAAGCTGATGAAGTATTGATTACTGTCTTGTAATAGTTTGATTGACCAGCAACAGTTTTAGCATCTGTACCACGTGAAAGGTTCTGATATGTTTCTAGAACTGTTCCAGGAATACCACTGAACGTACCGTTTTTATCGGCAACTACAACGTGAATACCGTCAACGGCTGATGTATTACCAAACTGAGCATTATATGCAGTTTGAACAGGAGCACCATTAACAACAGTATAATATTCCCAGTAACGTGTTACTGTAGAATTAACTGAAGTGTTTGTTGCGAATGCAGTAGCAAGTCTATATGTGCTATCAAAAGTGATAGTAGCAAAACCACCAGTTGAGTTAGCAATAATGCTACTTACGTTAGTGATGCGAAGTTGCTGAGTTCCAATAGTAACGTTACCAACGGAAAGATAATCGCCGATAGTAAGGTTAGCAACAAGGTTATTAATATAAGTGTTACAGTTTAGAGCAGTACCACCAGCACCTGGAGTAACTACAAGATTTGCATAGTTTTGACCAATGCCAACAGAAAGATTGGCTGAAACGTCAATAGTTTCTGTTGCAGTTAAACCGCCCATCTTAAGAGATGAAGAATAAGCATTAACGCTATCGCAGATAGAAATTTTAAGAGAATTACCAGCAGCGCCAGCGTAACGAGCTGTCCAAAATACGTTAGCATCGTATGTCTGACTGCCATAATTGTTTCCATTAAGAACAACCTGAGAAACAAGATTTCCTACAGCGCCCGTATTTGCAACAGCTGAAAGAGTACCAGCGACAGCGTCAGTAGTATTAGCAACACGTGTTACATACAAACGATTGCCATAAGAAAGGAAATTTGAAGCAGTAAAAAACGTTTCTGCATTGTTTGAATTAGGCTTACCGAACTTAGATACTAAAGTTGTTTCATCATTAACTAGATATCTAACATTTATTGGACCCCAGTTAAAAACACCAGCAATTGCACCATCTGTTGTGGCGACTGCTGGCACAATACCTGTTAGGTC